CACGGTCCTCGCTCATACGCAACGGCATGAGGAGCTTCATGCGCTCCACTTCCCCAAGCCGCGCTGCGGGTAGCTCTGAAAGCGCAGACGCGGGAGCCGCCCGAATGACGTAGGAGTCTTCTCGTGGGTCGAGCGCCACATCCTTCCACTTCAGGCTCTCAATCGTGTTCCGGTCCCCAGGAACAACGACGGACCACTTCTTGTTGGCCTCGTAGACCTCTCGGCCTGCGGCCACGTTGGCATTCGCCACGTCTTCGATGAAGTACTCGAACTTCCGTAGCTGCGTTGCAAAGGGAACACTCTCTACGTTGAAATAGTTCTCCACAGCACGACCGGTCTCTAGCCCAGCCGGCATTCGTTCCCCGAACGCTTGTGCAGACGTTAACCCTGCAATCTTGTAGGCGCGTGCTTCATGTTCCCGAACATACGTCAGCAGGTCGCTCGGAACCGAGTTTGGAACGACGTACTGTGGAGGCTGGTCGCCAGTGTAGGGAATCTTACTTCCCGGCGCGTTCGTGATGTCCGTCTCGCTGACTGTGCCCTTTTTGTAGGTCCAGTGCGGAACGGACGCGAACTCAATGGCAGTGTTGACCCGGTTTATAGTGACGTTCGCATCTACGTGAACGCCAAGAAGGTCTTCCCCCAAGCCCGTGCCATAGAAGGTGTTGTGAGGGTCTTGCTTCCAGGTGAAACAAGCGAAAGGGAAATGACGGCGTTGGTAGGGACCACTCTGAAGCAACGTGTTCTCAATCCAGAGGTGCCGTTGTCCATCCTGGGCGCCCTCATACGAAGGGAGGTGCCAACTCTCGACCAACTCCACCATGTCTTGGGTGCCCTGGGAGTAGTGGCCATAGTAACTGACATAGCGTTCGTGGTCTGAGACGGAACCCGCGTTTGCGATCTTGTCCTTCTTATTCGGGAAGAACATCTGGAGCGCGCTCTTCGGAACGTAGACGCGATGGTGAAGCCGCGTCGGTTGGTCGAAGATCGTCTCTTGAAGATCTACGAAGAGATTGCCGGGGAAGACACGCTTTGCTTCGAGCCTGTCTTCCTTGTGCGCCTTTGTGACCTTGAGTGCGCCAAGCCCGTAGATGCAGGCATCCTTGATGACAGCCTCGAACTTCTCACTCTGATGCAAACGGTAGACCTGCGAGTCATTCCATCGCTCCATCATCGTGGCTTGACGTTGTTTCTTGAGGTCACCCCCATGGGTGATAAACCTGGCCCTCGGGTGCGTCTTAATAATACGTGAGGTTACCTCATCTATGACCTGCTTCATCAGGTTGTAGGGGCAACGGGTATACTTACCTTTGTCTACAGCGTAGGCAGCGCCGTAAGCGGCGAGCAGTGGTCCACCTGAGTCGATCCTGCGATTCGAGTAGATACTCGCATAGGTCTCATAGGCGCTAATGCGCTGATTGTCGTTGGTGAGGAGCTTGAAGTCGCTATTGAGCGATTCGAGTACTTTCCGCTTGTCTTTGTACGTCCACCAGTAGACATCGGTCGGCGCAAAGTGACCGCTTGCGAAATCGAAGTCGCCCATCGGGGCGAGTATGGACCCAAGAGGGTGAATATTACAAGTAGACGGTCAGAGCAGGTCGAAGATGTCGCCAGTGTCCTTCATCTGCTCCTGCATCTGCTCGATCTGGAACTTCTCCATGGCGTCTTCCTTGCGCTCGTACCACTCGGGGCTCCCGGTCGCGACACGGTTATCGATCATGGGGTCGTAGGTGTGATGGAAGCATAGGTTGTATCCATATTGGAGCGCGTCCGCCAAATGGTCCGCAAACCCACGACGGTAGACCCAGCGAGACCGCTCAGCCTGATCTTTATCCCATTCGAGTACCATCAGGTCGCTAATGAGCTTGATGTTCTTGTCGCGGCAAATCTTAACCTTTCCGGCTGAAAAATCACCGTTGATAACTGAGACCTGACTGGCTTTATGGGTCTTCTTGGCGGCTTCGATCGGAAGATTGCTCATCTTCTTCCAGTCCTCAGCAACGAGCTTCCCAGCGCCCCCAGTGTCAAGCGCAATACGCGTGATGGGGTATTCCTGGCAGAAGCGCTCCGCCCGAACCAGGGCCTCCATTGTCGTTAGGCCCTCTTCTTCGTAAGAGTCGATGACAAACGCTTGGCCAAGTAGCTGACTCTGGGCAATGACGACGAAGGCAAAAGGGTCATTAAAACCCACGTCAATCCCCATAACGTAATCCCAATCCCAAGCCGCGTCGGGGTTGAAAGAAGGTATGATGTCCCGATGGGGGTCGATTTTGAATGCACGGGCGTCCTTGTCATGGACCCACAGTCCCATGTACTCCCGGAGGTAACCAGGGTGGTTCTCATCCCAGCCCCGTCGTTTCATCACTTTGGCGATGAACTCTTCGGGATTGGGCATATGGGGGTTATCTAGGAAGGTCCAATAGTGGTGGGACCAGGCTTCTTTATTCTCTCCCTGGTCAATCTCATAGAATGGGCCAGCAGGAGCAACCGCAGGAGTCCCCGAAACCCCAATCCAACCGTGATAGTCAGCAACAGCGGGTTCAACCACTTGATCCAAGAGGTAGTCAAGATCAGATCCAAAAGCCTGTGCCTCGTCAATGATTGCGCACGGGTACTTCTTTCCTCGGAGTTTGTTGATCTCACGTAACGTCCCCGCTCCTCTCAACATAATTCGCGACCCGTTGGGCATCGTCACATCCCCAGTCGCCCTGTTGAACTCTAACCCCAAGTCAAACGCCACGTTCAGCGCGTCAAGCGCAGGCCAGATGATGTCTCGGGCGTCCTGGCGGCTCATCGTCACGAATAAAGGCGTACTCTTCGGGTACTTGTAGCCCTCATCAACCAAACACCCGGCCCAGAACCACGACTTGCCCCCACGTCTACCTACACGCATGCAGCGATAACGGGACTTATCCTCAAAGACGATCAACTGCTTCGGATGAAACCAGCTCCGGGGCTTCCAGCGTATCTCGCGCTCCTTGCGCTTCCCCGCTTCAAGAACGACTCTCCCAATCTCTTCCACTACCCAGTGCCCCCAGGTATATCGAGCTTCCCCTCCCGAAATGCCTTGTTGAGCGCCGGATCCAATGTCGCATGTATGCCCGTCTCCCACTTCGGGGGTAACAAGCTCCAGAACAAGCAGTGGTTGTATGTAAGCCATTCACCCCAGTCGTCATACACCTTGTCCATGAACGCCGGGAACTTCGTCAGCGTCCTGCCCTCCATCGTGTAGATGACCTTGTCCATCCCAAAGTCGTCCATCATCGACTTGAGAAGCTTTTTCGCAATCCCCTGCCGTCGATACGTGTGCCACTGGAACTTCGAGGTGTTGTAATCCAAACGGGTGTATATCTGATGGACCACCAGGCCGATATTGGTGGGCTCCGCCACGATAAACCCTACGATTTGACGGGTATTGCCCGAAATGACCTTCCCGTCCTGCTCGAAGGCCTCGGGATAAGCGACACGAACGATGCAGCGGGTCAGATGGTGCTCCCAGATACGATGAGCATAGGTATAGAAAAGAGCCTTGGGCATAGCCCGGAACTGAGGGAGACCCCGCATCTCGCTCTGGAGTCGAACGAAGAGGAAGGGGACATCGTCGGCGTTTCCTTGACGGATACCGATATTGGGGACTTTGATCAGGTAGTCTTCATGCCGAGAGCTTCGAGAACTATATCGACGACCTCCTGTGCCATCCCCTTCTTTGCTAGAGCTTCGGTAATTGTCGCCCGAATCTGCTCTCCGCTCATCGTTGCCGTTCTGTGACTGACGTGCTGCTCCACTTCGATCTCTACTCGCGTCTGCCTCAATACTGTCTCGCATAGCTCCTTGAACTCCCTCATCTCATCACGGTCCAAAAACTGACCGTCCATTACCTTGTTCCGAATGCGCTCCAAGCACGTCCGGCTTATGATCGCCATGTCATGGAGCATCGAATCGAGATGAGGCTGCCGCGTTAGAGCCGGTCCCACCACCGTCTGGTGCTGCGGGCTGCTCAATACGTCGTCTTGGCCTATCGTGAGCTGTTCGCGTCTTCGGCGTCTCAGAACATTCGCGTCCATCGCCCGGAAGGGTATATGCTGAGAGGGTGGACGACAAGGCTAAGTGCCCAACATGCCGCCAAGATGATGTCAAATCGTTCGGAAGAGAGTATCCTAAGCGTCGTTGGCTACATGAACAACGTGACCCGCTGACCTATAAAGCCATGTTCCAGTGTCATGTCTGCCACTATCGTTGGAAGAGCGAAGAAAAGGAGCTGCATAAGCGATGAGTGAACAAAGCGTCTGGGAAGAAACCTTCAGCGTCCTACGGGAAATTTTGGGACTCCAACCCAAAAGGCCTAAGCCCCCACCCCTACAACCGATGAATCCCGACGAGGCAGAGCAATTCCTTGGAGAAAGAAGCCGTAGAAGCTCTATGGAGCAAATGCTGGTCCCAGGCGCCATGGCGCTAGACACCAGGCCGTTACCTCAACTCTCACTCGAAGAAGAAGAGGCCATGATCGAAGAAAAGAAGGGACGGGGCATCACTCATCGACCCGACAATGTAGTGAATATCTCCGAGTTCCCGAAAGGAACCCTATTCCCATGAGCGAGCTGAAGAAGAATCATAACCATCCCGTCGTCTTTAGGGGGAAACGTAGGCAACCCACCTACAAGACCCTCGCCCAGCCCGCAAAGATGAGCGACCAGACGTTTCAGAGGATCCAACTCATGATGGCCTATATCAAAATGGGTCAACTCCAATTTGAGCCTTACGGGTCATACATCAATCGGGTAGCTAGAGAGGTAGAGATGGACCCTGTGGCCGCCGACCTGTTCCTGAAGGGCGCGTTATACCGCAAGGATGTCTAGGGCTGCTTCTTGGCTCGATAGTTCTTCATGAAGGTATCGATCTCTTCACGGGAGAGGCTACGTCCCCTGCTCGTGAGCCCTTGATCGATCTCTTTCATCTTCCGTATCTCTACCCGAGCCGCGTACTCACTCACGGTCTTTCCCTTTTTTTGAGAAATTCCGAAATCAGATAAATTTTCTTGGGTCCCTCGGTTGCTTTTGCTCTGATGCCAACTGTTAGCCATATTCACAGCAATAATCGACAATTTGGGTCCCCGTCAATAACTTAATTTGACGTGGATGAGACACCTAGGCTATTGGTGTATCGCAGACGCTAACATCTATACGCCCACACGGAGATACGACGTGTATAAGTGGGCTGGCGTTGGAGCAAGTGGGCGTCGTAGGCTAAAACGTTTTAGTGGTTCCATCTGTGTGTAAGGTACCCCCGCCTCCGCAGTTACGCAGACTCAAAAGGGGGAACGGGTAGGGGTGGGGGGTACGAAGATCGACGCTACCCCCCGCTTATAAGCGAGCTTAAGAGAGAGGGAGAGGGTGCGAGCGAACCGCATCAATAGGCGCCTACGGTAAGACGACGCCTAGAACAGGCGCAGGTGTGCGTTGGCTTGGTGTGCGTCTAGAGGGGAGCAGCGAGGGAGGAACCAGCGGGGTCAATCGATACCCGCATCGCCTTCGCCTCGCTTCCTGGCGGCCTTCCTCAATGGCGCTCGCATGCGCTTCAGGCCTTCCCCTCGGATATTGCGCCAACGACTTTGGAGCTGATGAGTGATTGTGTCAAATATGCCACTACAACTCTCGTGCTTTGTTGTGTCAAAATAGACACGGTGATTGCGGGTCTTGGTTGCGCTTCTGAGGTGGCATCGAGTAGGGTTGGGAGCATGATGCGCTGCAAACGATGCAAGCCCGAAACTGATTCGCATTGGTTCCTTGATTGGGATGAGGATTGCGAGCTGTACCGTTGCCTCACCTGCCGAGAGCCTATAAGCTTCGAGTCTATGACTACACAGAAAGCTCCTCGTGACCCCTCAGTGACTACTCAACTCGACGTTGAAGCTGTTGCGGCA